GGTATTCTACAATTATCCAACCAAGTGATCCCTTTTTGATTATCAAGTGCTTGGTCTAAATAACCTTTCTTCTCTAATGGTTTCATTGCCACAATCACGACTTCTACTGCTGGTTTTGGTTGATATCCTGCATAACTTCCATCAAGTTTCTTGGCTTCGTCTGACTTTGGTTCTGTTATATAACTTTCAACTCTTGGTCTATTACTTACAGTTTCACCACTCCAACCATCTTGACCTGTGTTTTCATCTCGGCGGATATCCGCATAAGTTCCTTTCTTTTTACCAATTACTTTCCGTTCCTTACCTAATCTTTTATCAACTGCCTTACCAATATTCATAGCCTTTGGAAAACCTGTAGCGTATGTCCAATAGATAGGTGAGAAACCAATTTGAAATCCAACTTCCTCTAACATTTGAACCATTCTGTATTGAACGTCACTTCTTGGAGCACTCATTACGAATGCAAATCCACCTGGTTTCAATACTCTCAATGACTCTTCAAATATCTCTTTAGGTGGCAACGTCTTATCCCAAGACTTACCCATAAATCCATAGCTTAATTCAACCATACGGTGGATCTGTACATAACAAATCTACCGTATGATCGGCAATCTCCTTTAATTTTTCTATACTATCTCCAAGTAATAATTTACTTTCCATAATATTCATGTCCCCCTGGAACTTTGACTTTTTCCAATTATCATTTTCCATCATTTTTTTGATGGATTTTTTACTCATTATTCTCCAACCATCCATATTGAAAGTTTTTATCACTTCTCCCAATAATTTCATCTGGTCTATACTAAATGCATGACCACGAGTTCTATTACATAACTCACAACACACAACACAATTTTCTTTAATATGCCCTACATTATTATCTATTCTATCAAGTCCAAGAGTTTCTCTTTCACCACTTCCACAATAATAACACATTAAATCATTTTCCATAATCTCACACATTTCATCAAATGTAAAATCTACTTCATCTCTTTGCCTATAACTGTTATATTTCCGTTTCCATATGTGTTTATATTTTGACCAACCAGTACCTTCTCTCATCGGTGCAGTTAATCCTAATGATTGACCTTTATTTCTACATTCAACACTACAGAACTTTTTCCCATCGGCATGAGATGGATATACTTTACTTACTTTACCACATAATTTGCACTCTACTTCTACTCTACTATCTTTCCCTTTATTCCACCCAGATCCCTTTTTTAGATTTTCCCAACTTGAGTTATATGTCTTTCTTTTATCTTCATTTCCCATTATTTATCTCCTATATTATTTATTTATTCTTTCATCAATAAATATAGGGAAATCTAAAAAATAATCAACTTTTTTCGTATTATTTTACTGGTCTCCATATAACCGTCTCCGTTTATCTTCTCTTTGTTTTTGTCGTTTTTTCTTTAAGTAACGATCCTTTGCCTGTTGTAATATCTTATCTTTGTTGCGTTGGTAGTGTTCCATCTGCCACTTTTTTTGAGCATCTTTTAACTCGTCTTTTGTTTTGTATATTTTCTTTCTACCCATTACTCAATTTTGCAAATCTGTTTAACTTAGACCAGCATTGTGTGAACCAACTTTCAAGGTTCGGGATAGTATGCTGCATCTGATCCTGAATATACATTTTCTGGAAATTCATTTTTGCGGTCTCTGTTATTTTACCATTCACTATATTATTTATTTTCAATTTTACTTGACCACTAATATCTACTTCATCTAACTGCATCAATTTATAGTTTAATCTTAATTTATCTTCACTATTTGTAACATTGTCGTATATCTTTATACCTTTATTGTCCGATGCAGTTTTCAGTAAATCACCTATAGATACATCTACATTTTCATCTAATAGTTGTGGAAATCTCTTTATTGCAGTTTTTAATCCTACTCCCATTACACCAGGTATATTATCCGATTTATCACCTTCTAATAATCTATATGTAAGAAAATTATTTGCACTAATCTCATATTCTTCTTTAAGATTGTCTGGTTTATAGAGTTTCTTTTTAGTTGGACTCCAAACTGATATTTTATCATTCACGAGTTGTAAAAAGTCTTTGTCGGTGGACATAATAACATGATTACTTTCAGGAAGTAATTGTTTTGCAATATATGCCATAGCATCATCTGCTTCTATATTATCTACTGAAATGATTGTTACTGGTAGTGTTTCTAAATACTCAGCCGTTCTACTTAATTGCATCATCATTGACTGCCTTTCATCATCCAAGTTTTCAAAACTATCAGATCTATTTAATCTAATTTTAGTTTTTCGTTGTGCCTTGTAGTCTGGAAATAACTTTCTTCTTCTTGTTGATCCACCTTTTCCATCAAATACTATAATGGTTCTGGTCGGACTCAATAGTTTTATTGCATATCCAAGTGATTTTAGAAACCCTGAAATTCCCCCGACATGAACGCCGTTGGTATTTGTAGTCGGAATAACTGAAAAACATCTAATAAATAAATTAAGACCGTCGACTAATAATATATTCTCGTTTGGATTTTCAGTATTTCCTTCTTCACCACCATGTTTTTTTATCTCGTCTAATATAGACAAATATCTTTTATTACTCAATTTATATTCTCTTTATTTAAAACAGGAAAAGTGGGTATATATCTATTTATACTCTAACATATACATCGTTATCATCCTATAACCAAAATAGTTACACACCCATTTTTTCACTGCTACCCCAAGTAGATTTTATGACTTATAGTCTCTACTTGAACAGGTTAAATTAATCTACACCATCTAACTCATTTGTGTATTCTACATCATCAATACCAAGTTCTGCTGTTTGATATTTTAAAATAGACACACCACAAATCAGTTCGTATAAATGTTCTTCAAGTCCATCAATTTCTTCTAACTTTTGTTTAAAGTCTTTTGATAGAAATTTGATTTCATCGCCTTTGTATTCAATAGTATACCAGGCTCCTCCAGATTTAACAAGTTTGTGATCTTTAAGAACTTGTAACCAACTGCCCTTATCATCAATTCCACTATCGAAAAATAAATTGAAGTCGGCATGTCGAAGTGGTGGACCTAATCTGTTTTTGATTATCTGTGCCCTACATTTCATACCTAATACGTTCTTATCTTTGTCTTTGATTTGACCCATATTCTTGAGACGAATACGAGTAGATGCGTGAAATGGTAATGCTTTACCACCACTTGTAGTCCAAGGATCACCAAACATTGCTCCGAGCTTTACTCTCAACTGATTAGTGAACACGAGAGCAATTCTCTCTCTACCAATCATTTGTGTAATTTTTCTCATTGCCTTTGAAATGATGATAGCCTTACTTGTAGCCCAACCATCTTTTTCAAAATCAGCTTCCATTTCTACTTTTGTGGATGCTCCAGCTAAACTATCTACGAGAATAGTAACCAATCTATCACGGTCTGATTCCCGTATTTTTACTATAATACTCTCAATACATTCAAATATATCTTCTACTGTTTCCACATGAAGATATAACAAGTCTTGAACGTTTACACCAATGGTTTCTAACCACTCTCTACTTACTGAAGTTTCTGTATCTATGTATACTGCCAATCCACCCTTTTGTTGAGTTTCGGCTAATAGATGAGATCCGATAAGTGATTTGCCTGATCCTTCTAATCCGTTAATTTCTGTAATTCTACCGACAGCAATTCCACCATGTGGTCGGTTTGAAATTGCTAAATCTAATGTAGATGATCCAGTTGAAACGAACTCTTTAATGTCCGTTGGTGTTGCGTTTGACCCATCGAGAAAGTAAGCAACTTTTTGTCCCTTGAATTTCTTGTTTAGAGTATCAGCGAGAGCGTGAGCTAACTCGTCTTTTACTGCTACAGACATATTAGTCTCCTAAATTTAGGCAGTGGTTGTATCCGGCTTTTAAACAATGTGTCGCACGTAGTCGGTTTTATTAGCTACTGGCTTCAACAACCACCACAAGTTTACTTACTTATTGAATAAATCGTCGAAATCATCACTTACATTAGAAGTATTACTTACTGCACTTTGAATTGTAGAAGATGCTGGTTGTGAAGCTTCTGTTGAAGTTTCTTCAGTCTCCCCATCTTTTGGGCTTAACCAATCTTGAAGTGCCTCTGTAAGTTCATCATAACTTAATTCGTTATATACTTCACGAATGTCTTTTTGATCTTCAAGTAAAGTAGTTAAAACTTTCTTATCTTCTGTGATAGGTGTTTGATTTGGCTTTACTCGAATAGATGTTTTTGGAAACGAAGCTCCAGTTTCTTCAGCTGTCTTGAATTCCACTACTACATCGCGACCATTTACGGTATCACTAATGTCACCATAATCTGGGTCTGCAATGATTGAGAGTAATTCTTGATAAACTGTTTTACCAAAACCCCAAAACTTTGAACCTTGTCCTTCTTCACCACGAACTACTACTGGAGCGAAAGTTCTTAACTTTGCTTCCAATTTTTTACCAAGTTTCCAATCTTCACGATTTCCACTTGATTTTAGTTTATCTGCGAATTCTTCAATCGGATCTGGGCGACCAAATGAGATTGGGGACAAAAATGATTTGCCACCTAAGTCATAATGAAAGAATAGTTCGATGAATGGTGTTTCTGAATTTAGTTTATATGGAAGAATTCTGATTTGAGTTTTTCCAGGTTGAGGTTTCCACAAGTTTGTAGTTCTTGTATTTGAGGTTTGTAGCTGGTTTAATCGTTTGCGTATTGCATCAATATCCATTTGTTTTTCTCCTATTGTTTTATTTATTATTTGTTATTTGCCAGTGGTATAACCCTTGACAATAATATATATCATGCTCTTTAATAAAAACATGATATATTTCTATTATTTATTCTGCCGTAACATTTTTTGCTACTTCACCTTTTTGTCCTTCACCGATTTCAAACTTGACTTTCTGACCCTCTTCTAAGGTTCTAAACCCATCAGTTTTAATTTCGGAAAAATGGACAAAATAATCTTTGGTGTCGCTTGATGTTGTGTCGGATATGAAACCATATCCTTTTTTAGCATCAAACCATTTTACTGTACCGTCATTCATTTTGTATTTCCTGTTTGTTATTAAAAATTTACTTACAACTATATATATACCCTAAATTTACCAAAAACAATTATTTTTTATTATGAATTAAATCTAATGCCAATGAATGTGAAAATCTACCAGCTTTTGGACCACCGTTTACCTTTCCATCACTTTCACCTGGAACCTTTACCCATAAAAATGCATCAACTAATTCATCTCCGGTGTTAGTAGTTGGAAAATTTCCTATTGAACGTCCGTATGGATTAAAGTGATCTCGTATTGCACCGTTTCCGTTTCGTGAAGTGTCTATAATGAAATGTTTACCCTTTAATCCCTTACTTATAGACTTTCCATATTTAAAACAGGTGGGAGTTGCATAATAATTACTTACATTTATACTAAATCCAGTTATTTTATGAATATCACACATTCTTAAATATGATATTGATTTTGAGACTGAAAGCCAACCTGGATTTCCTATGTCTAAATATATTATTGCATTTGTTTTACTCAATAACTCCACTGACTTTTTAATTAATCGCAATCTTTGTAATCCATCATATAATCCCATATCTTCCATGTGTGGAATACAGTCTGGTTCGTATATTACTATTGGTTCTCTATCTCCAAGTGCATCACAAAATTCACTTATGAACTTTAAGTATTCTTTATCACTATCTGCACCACCTTTTGAATGATGTCCTAAATCTCTGTTTGGTATTGAGTATATTACTAATAATGGTAGATATGGGTCTGCTCGTTTTAACAGTCTTTGTATCGAATTTTTCGTTTTTCGTATTGTTCGTTTTGGACCCACTCCGAACCAAAATGCTGTTGGTTCTCGTGTTATTTCTTTGATTTGTGGATATTTTATACAGACTTGTTTTCTG